TCCGGCGTTTAAGTTGAAAGAGACACACGATGACTCGGCATTTGTTATTAGCAAAACCTTAGATAGTGGTACTTATATTTTAGACGCGATATGTGGCAAATATGACCCCAGCCAACTTATTGCGAAGATATTTGATTTGTACCAGATTTATGAACCATATAAGGTAAAGATAGAATCCGTAGCAGCTCAGGTATTGTTGGCTGACCTGTTACGGAAAGAAATGACAGTGAGAAACGTCAGATTTATGATTGATGAGTATCATCCCGGAACTATTGACACTAAAACAACTAGGATTAGAAAATTAATCCCACATTACGCTAATGGAGAGATTATACACAGGCGTGGGTTGATTAACCTTGAAGAACAGCTGGTACAGTTTCCTAGAGGACGTAAGGACGATATTATAGATGCCTTAGCGGCACAAGAGAAAGATTGGTACCATAAGAAACCGCATATTGTTAAACAGCAAAAGATGGGGACCGGGGGCTGGTGGAAAACTAAGTTACGGCGTGGGCCTCGAACGATAGATCAGATTTTTAACGATTTAAGGAGATAATAACGAGTATATGGCAATCGATAAGGAGCGACAAGAAGTAACAAAGTGGCACGCTCGTATAAATACCAGTAAACTATTTAAAGATGAAGTTGCCGCTCATTGGCAATGGCACCACAATGTCGCTAAATACGAGGGAAACTTTCACGAACTTCAAGAGCACTTAGATATTGACATTCCTCCGATACAATTAGTTTTTGCCTATATTAAAACAGAATTACCTCGTTTATATCTACGTGATCCACACATTAAAATAAATGCCAAGAAAGCTTCTTCTATTCAGTCTGCTAAGATTCTTGAACAAGCTATTAACTATATCTGGCGTACTAAGAAACTAAAACATCAAATTAAGAAATCTATCATAGATGGAAAACTTGTAGGCCACGCTTGGACGAAGACAGGATACACAGGTGAGTTTGGGGCTATTGAAGATCACGAAGGAAATGTGCAGGAATTTGTAGAGTCAGAAGATTTCTTTGGTTATAGAGTATCGTGGCAGAATATAGATTTTGATTTAGACAGTGTTAATCCACCGCATGATACGGCATGGATCTCCCATGAATTTTTCATTCCCTTAGAAGATTTAAAGAAAGATAAAAGTTTTACAAATGTTAATACTATTCAAGGTGTCGGACCAAAACCACGCCACAGCAGACATTCGGGACACACTACTACACGAAGTACTAGTGGGGGATCGGGAGTATCAAGTCTTCACACAACGGGTACTTCGTTAGAGTCAGACGTACCTATGGCCAGACTTTTTGAGATTTGGGATAATCGAAAGAGAAAGGTTTTTACTATTGCGGAAGGTAGTGATCGTTACATTAAGAAACCTATTGATTGGCCATATGACTTAAAAGGTTTTCCATTTAGTTATATGAGATTTCATGAGCCTGTTGAAGGGGCATATGGTATTCCTGATGTTACTATGTTAATGCCCCAGTTTTTAGAGAAGATTAAGATACGGGCAGCTCAATTGGATCATATCAAACGATATAATAGACAATATAATGCGAAACGTAATACATTAGATGCCGAAGCTAAGAAACAACTTTCAGACGCAATAACGGGAGCAGTAATTGAAAGTGAGAATGGCCCTGGTGATATTGCCCCCATCCCCTATCCACCTCTTCCTCAAGATGCTTACGCTGTCGAAGCTCGTATTGATGGAGACATTACTATTGTTGGGGGACAAAGCCCATTAGAATTAGGTGCACCAGCTAAAACACAGACACGCACGATTCGAGAAGCTATTGAACAACAGCAGGGCAGTGAGAATAGACGATCTGAGCAAATTGATGTTGTAGAAGACTACGTAGAAGATATTAGCCAAAATCTTATTGGATTGTTACAACAGTTTGCAGACGAACCATTTTATGTGTCTATTACAGGAGAAGATCCGAAATCGATAAGTGAAGCATTACAGGGGCGTCCTTCCCAACAAGCGTCTCCTCAAGAGTCCATCACTACAGATGCCGGATTTACGTTTACGAAAGAAGATATCCAAGGGGAATTTGATATTGATATTGTAAGTGGTTCTACGGTTCCACTTACGAAGGCAGCTATATTAGAAATTCTTACTCAACTTATGCCTTTTATGCAGCAGCTTGGCGCAATTCCTGGTGGACCGCTCGCAGGAACTGTCGGAAGAATGTTTGGAGATTTGCTTGACCTTCCTGAGATTAAAATTGCCATTGAACAAGAAGGTAGATTGCAAAAGCAACTTCAAGAACAACAACAGCAACAGCAGCAAGAACTTGCACAGAATCAAGCCGTTAATGATGCAGCTCAGGTTCAAATACAATCGGAACGTATTTCAACAGCTCAACAGAAGAATATTCTCACTGCGGGAGCTGATGCGGCAAGTATACAACAGAAAGAACGGGACAGTATTCGAAAGAATGAGAACAAAGGTAAAGAAGAATAAACATGGACTGTGGCACATGTGGAACTGACAGGGCGGCAATAGTTCGATTTACACCCACTAAATACGGCATGCTTGAACAATGTGACCTTTGTAGTCGTGTAAAAGTTAGTGACGGGGCATCACCGGATATCTACTTAGGTTCTAAAGGTGGACTGCAAACAGAAGAAAATATCCAAGATCCCAAGACACGGCAACCAATATCGTTTTCCTCAAAACGGGAGAAAGCAGCTGCGATGAAACGTCTAAACCTAGAGCAAGCTCCTAGTTCAGAAGCCCATCATGGATCACGACCTGCATTTGAAGGGCCACGCGGTAAAAGGAAGTTCTTTACTTAATGTCTACTACATTTGCATCTATTACAATCACTGACACAGCCACACAAATACTAGCTGCACGGGGGGAGAGGCGTGGATTGGTCATACATAATATTAGTACATCACCTATTTACATCGGACCTGATAACACTATTACGATATCAAATACAATTTTTATCGGTCCTGGCGAGAAATTGGCTATGGGTAGTTTGCAAGAAGCGTGGGTGAGTACACTATTTGGGATAGTGGCTAGTGGTACAGCGGAAGTAAGATTCTGGGAATGGGGACAGGGTAACTAATGTACAATCCGGCTAGAATTACAATTACTGAAACATGTGGTATTTGTAAAAAACAATTTGATTATTTCGAAACATGGAGTTTAAATCCACTCCATATACAACCTAGATTACACCACAATAACAAACTTAGAATATTCGAGGGATATATAGTATGTCCAGATCATGAAATTAAATGGACAATAGATGGACAAACAGACGATGAGTTATTCAAAAAAGTTACTTGTCAAGATTCAATATAATGGCTATTCATTTTTCACCCACACCTAGTAGCGATGATGTAGCTCATGCGGGCAATAGTCCTGTTGGTGTACTCGCTACGGGATCAATTAGTAATATTGCTGTTTCCGTTCTTACAACTATTGTTACCTTTACCAATTCTAGCGGAGGGGCGCAATCCGTTAGCAGAGTGGCGGGATCGGGCACAGCTCCAGCCCAGTATGATTTAGTTTTAAATGCAGTTACGATAGAGACACGCCGAAGCGGTCCCGATTATAAGGTAGATTTTGAATTTACAGGACCGCTTAATCTTGATAATGGCGATATACTAGATTTAAAAGTGACACATTTAATCACTGGGACGACCAGAGATTTTCAAGCTTCAGTATATGGGGTATAAATCAATGGCTACAATTAATCCAACGGGTGATTTTCCTCTAACGTGCTCATGTAGGTGTGGAAATCTTGTGGAAATAACGTCACCAAAACCTTATAAATGTCCTGTGTGTGAAGGAAGTGGTAAACAATATACTAGCCAAGCTAGTACTAATACCGTTTCTGACAATTGTCACGCTTGTTTTGGTAACGGGATTGTGTGGGGGTAATATCTAATGGCAGATCTTGGTGGAAGTAAGATCCCTAATGTCGAGATCTACAGCATCAACCGTAATGGTATTTCCGCCGTCCTGAATATTGACAGCTGACCCACCAGAAGCATTGTTCACTTCAGTCTGAGCATTTCCACTTGAGTCAATTGCTAATCTCTGTGATTCCGTAGCAGCGTCGGACAACACCATAATCTGGCGTCGATCCAAAGTCATTCTAGCCGCTCCGATGTCACCTTCATCAACACTGTCAGGAGTAGTTTCATCTGCTAAATAACCCACTACAGTAACGCTATCAGTTGCGACAGTAAAAGCAGAGTCATCTACCGCAATGGAAGAATTGTCTAAACTTGTAGAAGTAACATGTAGTGCACCAGTACTATTTACCCGTAAACGGACATAATCTCCATCAATCGGAGTGAGCGTAGTAAGTGTGTCATCACGAAGAGCCAATAATGCAACTCCTGTGTCTGTAGCTCCACCTGCGCTATCAACTGCCTTACCAAGATCCGTAGCTGCAGTTCCTGGGGTAACGTTACTAACTGCAACAGTACCGTCAACAGTAAGTGATCCACCTGCGTCATCAATTGAGATGACATTTCCACCATCTTGAATATTTACCGCACTAGCACCAGAGGCGTTGTTAACTGTAACATCGCCAATATCTATCCCTGGTTGAGCCGTTGCAATTACATTAAGTTCTCCAGATGCTGTAACTTCAATCTCTTCTGTACCATCTGTCAACCGGGTAGAGATGGGATTAGTACTTGAGTTTAAACTAGTATCTTTCGATACTAGTGTTGCGAAATTTCCATCAGCCATTTTTTATGTAAGGCAGTTGATAGCGCAGGTGGAGCTACAGACACAGGAGTTGCATTA